GTGTATCAGCTTATAAAACATTAACAGCCTTAGGGATTGTAAAAGTTGATGAATATAAAGAGCAAAAAGAACAAGTTAGCAAAAACCATTCGAAACCTTTATCGGCTCAAGCTATTAGAGGCCAAGGCGCTTTGTCGGAGGCTAATATCTTTGCTAAGGGGCTAACCCCTGATCTTAAGAAACAGCTTCAACAAGAAATGCAGCAGGCTGCTAAAGGCCATTAGAATTTCTTACCTTTGTAAGCGCAGTGGGATGATAATTTCACCTATAAGTTTTTTCTCGCTGCGCTTGCTTTTCCCACACACCCCTAGCGTAGGGCAATGGTTTCCCTCCCCCATCATAACTGGCAGAGCTCTATAGGGGGATTTAAGAGCCCACTTGCCAAAGAGTTTTTAAAGCTTTAAGAGCTTTAAAACTTGGGGTTTTCCTTTAGGGGAAAAAACTAGTCCTTAAGTAATTTATTGTTAGGGCTTTGCAAAATATTGCCGTAACGCAAACCCCGTCAGGGCGTAACAACATTGAGTAGGGCAATGGTTTCCCTAAAAAAACCCGCACACTCCTTTTGTGGGTCTTGATTTAAATCACAACACAAGATTAAACGGCGGGCATCGTATGAGGAAGTTTCGCTTATCGGACTTTTTACCCCCCTAGTCAAACTTAACTGACCCCCCCAGTCAGGGCAATAAGTTCATTAGTAATATCTATTGTTGCAATTTTCTTTGTGTGTAATCCATCGGCAGTTCTTTTTTGAGTAGTCCCCGTTATTGTCTATTCTGTCTAATGTGAGTCCCTCTGGAACTTCTCCCATGTCTTCTAGGAACTTTACAAAGGATCTCCATTCATCACATACTTTAATTCCTCTGCCGCCGTATCTATAGTAGTGTGTTGCATTAGGATTAGTGCATCTGTAAATCATCGAAGCCCAAGTTTTATAAATAGGATCACGATGCCTTCCATGTATAGTATTAGTGATAGATGCCTGTTTGTCTCCGCAGGATTTACATTGCTTTCCTTTTTGTCTTGATCTACGAAGATCCGATCCATAATGAGTACCTAGAGATCCACACTCACATTGGGTCTGGTATCTATGTAGCCTGTTCTTAGTCTCAATCCATTTTAGTACAGTCCAAGATCCAAACTTTTTGCCTATCATTCCACTAGGATTGTCTCTTTCCTCATACATGCAGGGCATGCATTGTGTTGATCTTTTCGCTCTTAATGTAACTCCAGATATAACACCTATGTTGCCACATTCACACTTGCACTCATAGTGTTTGCCTGGTTTGTCTATTTGTATAAAATTTAAAACGGTCCATTTACCAAATCTCTTGCCTTCCATAAAAATTCCTTTATATATAATTAAAATTCTGATTACATGTAATCAGCGTAAAGAAGTATTCGCTAACTTCACCCTTCAGCGTACGGAGCCTCGCTAGCTCGCCTCCCGACGTATTTCTAGTTTCGTCAGCTATAATACTGATTACAAACATTATTCACAAAATATTATTGAGGAAAGTCGTATGACAACAACAACATCCGTGTTGGCAGCGCCGGTTCAGCAAAGTTTTAGTTACAAATTGCTTTCGGTACCTGTACCTAACATGATTCACAACATCCCAGCTATGCTTAAGCAAATGCCCCGTAATGGTGGTACTACCTTAAGAATGCGAAGATACAACCCGCTGAACACAGCTACTGTGCCACTGGGTAATACAGGAGTAACACCTCCACCACAACAGCTTACTGCAGTCAACATTGACGCGGAAATGGATTTCTACGGAACGTATATTATCCTGAATGAGCAAGTAACTCTACAAAACCAAGATCCTGTGCTTAACGAAGCTGCACAACGTCTTGGGGTTTCACTAAGACAAACAGAAGATGAACTAACACGCAACATGCTTGCGGGTACGGCTTCATTTATTAACTGTGTTGGCGGAACTAATGGTGACAACCCTACAGAAATGACTCGTTCAGATGTAGATGAAATCATCAAAACACTTGCAGACAACAATGCATACACTATTTCCGACAATATTATTGGTGAAGATCGATTCGGCACTGCGCCTGTTCGTGACGCTTATTTTGCGCTAGGGAGCACAAAATTAATTGGAGATTTGGAGAATGTACAAGGCTTTATTGCCAAGGCTCAATACCCGTCACCAATGCATGCATTAAGAGAGGAATGGGGTTCAATCTCTAATTTGAGATACCTAATTTCATCTATCGGTTCTGTATCAGTAGGCGCTTCAAACCTTGGAGCGAACGTATATAACGTTTTCTGCGTGGGTATGGAAGCATACGCTGTTGTTGAGCAAGATGGTTATAGCGCACAGTTTATCTACAGACCGCCAATTTATGATGGTCCTTTAGCTCTAAACGCATCTGTCGGATACAAGTTCGCACAGGTTCCTAGAATCACTAACGATGCGTGGGTTATTAATCAACGCACAACTTTGGCTTAGGAGGCACTATGAATAATACAATTGTACAACAAGGTAGATTCACCTCAGACGGTGAAACTAAAGAACTACAAATTCGATCAGATATTGATTGGATGAGAGTACTTAACTACACGATTGCTGATGCAGATCAAACCACAGCAATTGGAGTTGAGTATTATTGGCAGCGCGGAATGGCATCAGATACGGGTATATCATATCTTAAATCTGATGCTGCTAATGCTGATAATCTAACTAATGCAATGGCATCAGGTGGATTTACTCTTCAAGATACCAGCGGCTCGCCTCTGGGACCACTAAACGCTACTATGACGGCGATAAGTACTGCAAGTCCTCCGGTAGTAACAAATACAGGTGTAAATGCACTTGTAGCCGGTGACGTAGTAAGACTAACTAATCCAGTTGGAGCACAACAACTAGGTGGATTAGATTTTACTGTTGGTAACGGCACTCTATCTGACACAACTTTCAGCTTAGACTACATGCAAACACTAGCGGCAGCTGCTACTACTGGATCATGGAGAAAGATTAAGTTTGATCCTCAGTTTTATCCTGCTCATAGATCAATTAGTGAAATGAGTAAAGCGTCAGAAGCAGTGGTTAGATTCACTGTAACTCATGGTTATACAGTAGGTCAGAAGATTAGACTTGTAGTACCTGCAGCTTATGGAATGGTAGAAGCAAATGACAAGATTGTAGAAGTTACTGCAGTAAGTTTAGGTGCTAACGAGATCACTACAGATCTTGATACTTCATCATTTACAACCTTTGCTTTCCCAGCAACAGCAGACGTTCCTTTCACTCAAGCACTTGGTGTGCCAGTGGGTCAGGCGACTTCTTCTGAGTTATTAGGCGATGCAACTACTAATGTATCATACATTGGTATGACTCTTGCAGCTGGTACTTCAAGTCCAGCAGGCGCTGCATCTGATGTAGTTTATTGGACAGCTGGTAAATCTTTTAGTGTAGATAATTCGTAAACAATATTAGGGGACTTAGGTCCCCTTTTTTAAAAGGAGAGAACAATGCAAACAATGAAACCAATGAATACAAGAAAGCTTACGCAAGATGAAATGCGAAAGAATAGAGAAAAAGATCATAAAATAGTGAAAGGAATCTTTAGATGTTATGAGCCTCGTGGAGGATCGTTTACCTTTAGCTTTAGGAAACATAAGGGTGATGACACCCAAAAATACACGATGGTAGATGGTCATACTTATGATGTTCCACTGATGGTTGCTCAACATTTAAATCAGAACTGCTGGTATCCTAAGCATACGCATGTTTTAGATGCTAATGGGCAGCAAATTGTAGACGTAGGATCAAAACAGCAAAGATGTAGTTTTGATAGCTTAGAATTTCATCACGATGATGCATAAGGATATTGTAGCCCATGAGTACACTTACAACTATACAAACTAAAATCCGTAGATTAACTGGAAGACCTTCTGTTTCTCAGATCACAGACATTCAGATTAACGAATATATAAATAATTTTTATATATACGATATGCCTGAGTCGTTACGTCTTTTATCTGAACAAACTGTTTACGAGTTTATGACTACCGCTAACGTTGATCGTTATGATTTATCCCTAGAGACTTATTGGAACGGGCAAGAAAACGTGCCTGTAGTGGATTCCTTCCTCACATTGAATCCCCCGATATATGTTGCAGGATATGAAGCATTATGGTCACAAAGCCGGGAGCAATTCTTTAGAATTTATCCTCAAGTAGCACAACTTGTAACCTCAGTAGAGGGAGATGGAACCCCCGGACCGTATACTAATACTTTTGCAAACAGCCCGATCTTACAAGGTCAGGTGACTGTAGGAGCAATAGATAATACTGGAGCAACGGTCAATTGTATAGATGTCCCAACGAATAGTGCAACTACTCCATGGAATATAATAAATACTAGTACAGTGGTGCCAGGCAGTATAAATTATACTACCGGGGTTGCCACTGTTACTTTTGCTAATAACATACCTGTAGGAAATCAAGTTACATTTTCAGCTGTCCCTTACGCGGCTAGTCGTCCTCAAGCTGCTTTATACTACAGCGACACCCTAACACTACGACCTGTACCTGATGCAAGCTACCTTGTTAAGATCAATGCCTATCAACGTCCTACAGCTTTACTAGATGGCGATAGTCCAAAACTTAGACAGTGGTGGCAATTCATAGCTTATGGCGCAAGCCTTAAGGTGTTTGAAGATGCTCAAGACCCTGAAGGAATCATGGCCATAATGCCGGCCTATAAGAATCAGGAGAGACTTGTTCTTAGAAGGACAATAAACCAACTAACAACACAAAGATCCTCTACTATATACACAGAAATGACGGGTGTTCCTTATGGTAATGGAGCTAACAGTTTATAATTTAGGATAAATAAATATCTATGGTATGATGACCCAAAAAGGTGAGTCATGAATTGTAAGAATTGCAAAGAAGAAATAACTATTGAAAATTGTTGTGTTAGAGAGAGAGGTAGGTGGAGAAAAAATTGCTTAAGTTGCGAAAATAAACGAAAACTTGAGTGGAGCAAACTTAATAGAGATAAAAAGCGAGCAACACAAATTAAATATGCTCGCAAAATTGGAATAGGTATAGAACACCCTTGCTTTACATGTAAAAAACCATGTAAAAAAAAGTATAAAATTGCTTATTGTTCGTATATGTGCCGATTTATGGCAAAGGTAAACAAGAAGGAAAGTTGTTGGGAGTGGACTGGTAAAATAGG